ATAAATATGACAATATAATTATTCTAAAGACAAAGCCTTATACTATCACTGGTTTAGCATTATTTATTGGTCTTAATAGTAGACAAGCTCTTTTAAACTATCAAGATAGACAAGAGTTTAATGACACTATTGTACGCGCGAAGTCATTAGTTGAGGAATATGCAGAGAAAAGACTTTATGATAAAGAGGGTTGCAATGGTGCTAAATTTAATCTCTCCAATAACTTTGGGTGGAGAGAGCGCCAAGATATTAACAATAATATGTCAGGTGATCTAAAAGTAAGTCTTGAAGGTGACTTAAAGGATTGGGCTAAATAATGTATATATACATGACTAGATAGTTAATAAATGAATAAATATACCATATTAAAGTATAAGCTATGTATAATTGATTAAAACCGCTTAAAAAGGGTTAAAACTATGCATAAGTGCTAGTACAATTTCGCTAAATTTTCATTTTGCGAAACTGGGAGAGAAAAACAGTAAAATAGCCTCCTTTTTATAGGCAGCTGAGATAATATCAAGGCTGTCTTTTAATTTATATAAAGTAATTATACGAGGAGTTTTAAATATGTTAGAAGCAGAAAACAAGAAATTATATGGTCAGACAATTGAGAAGGTATTAGCTTTGTATGAAGTTGAAGCAAAGGAACGAGAAGAAAGAATGAGAAGAATTTTTAAGAACATAGAAGATAACCCAGGTGAGGGCAAGTTAGTAACATTTAATAGATTACAAAGGTGATGAAATGGATCTAAACTTAAAAGGTATGCCTTACCCTAAACAAATAGAGTTTTTTAAATCCACTAAAAGGTATATAGCATATGGTGGTAGTCGTGGTGGTGGTAAGAGTTGGGCTGCTAGACGCAAGGCTGTATTATTAGCTCTTAACTATGAGGGTATGCAGATACTTATATTAAGGCGTACACTTCAGGAGCTACGAGAAAATCATATATTATCATTACAGTCTGAGCTACTTGGTGTTGCTAAGTTTGATACTCAAAACAAAGAGTTTCTTTTTCCCAATAACTCTAGAATTAAACTAGGCTTTTGTGCTGCTGAATCAGATGTACTTCAGTTCCAAGGACAGGCATATGATGTAATCTTCATGGAAGAGGCCACACAGTTTACAGAGTTTCAAAAGGATTCACTAATGGAGTGTAATAGATCTAGCGGTAAGATGAAAGAAAGATTTACTCCTAGAATGTACTTTACCTGTAACCCTGGAGGAATAGGTCATGCATGGGTTAAGCGCTTATTTGTGGATAAGCAGTACATAAACAAAGAGAATCCAAACAATTATGAGTTTATTCCATCAACAGTTTACGAAAACAAATATCTTATGGATAATAATCCAGAGTATGTGGAAAACCTTGAGAATCTTCCAGAGCTAAGAAAGAGAGCCATGTTATATGGCGACTGGGATGCCTTTGAAGGTCAATATTATCCAGAGTGGAATAGAAGTATTCATGTAGTTGAAGCCTTTGAGATACCGCCATATTGGAGACGATTTAGAAGCCTTGATTATGGTATGGATATGACAGCTTGCTATTGGTGGGCAGTAGATACCCAGGGTTTATGTTATGTATATAGGGAATTGCATGAGAGCGGTTTAATATTATCAGCAGCAGCACAAAGAATATTATCTCTTACACCTAATAATGAGATTATGGAATATACAGTATGCTCACCTGATCTGTGGAATAAACGCCAGGAAAGTGGTGAAAGTGGTATGGAGATAATGTCTAAAGTAGGTTTAAACGGAATGATATCCGCTAATAACTCAAGAGTTATGGGATGGCGAACTTTAAGAGAATATATTAAACCTTTTGAAACTGATAGCGGAGAGGATGCAAGGATAAAGTTCTTCCCTCAATGTATCAATGCTATTAAAAACATTCCACTTTTACAATATGACGATAAGAGTGTTGAAGATGCAGCAGGTAGCCCCCACGAAATAACACATGCTCCCGAAAGTATTCGATACGGAATAATGAGTAGACCAAGAATTACAATTCAAGAAGTTGTTAGTAAGTGGCAGAAATATTCTAGAGAGTGGTATGCTGAGAAATCTTTAAATAGAGCAATAAAAAATAGTAAGAAAAGGAGCGATTTTGTATGAAGTGTGCAACATGTATTAAAAGAGAAGACTGTCCAGATAAAGAACTATTAAAAACTATGGATGAAGATCTAGAAAGTAAAAAAGTAATAATTGATTCCTTCAGTAATGGCCACTTATTCCTAGAGATAGGCTGTAATGGCTTTGAAGCGGAGGTCGTATGATAATAATAATTGCTTTATTGATAGGATTAAATGCTTATCAGTTTTATTTTTCATATAAAGAACGAAAACAGTTGTTAAATAGAATACAGGCTAGAGATGTTATAGAGTACAAGGCTTTGGAAGCTAAGACTCCTAAGGCTGAAAAGAAAGAAGAGACTAAGCCTGTAAATTTTCTATAGGAGGATATTATGTTTTTATTTAAAGGTACATTTTGCAGTGTTATAGAATTTGCAGTAGGTAAGGATGAGGAAGAAGCCCTTACTAACATGTGGAAACACGAAGAAGTCAACGGATTTCCTTTTGAACTTGAAAAAATATCCGAAGTTGATGGATATAAAATAACTGTTAAAAAGACCTAAAGGAAGTGATGATTAAGTGGCTAAGAAAATAACAGCAGATACAAGTAATAAAGCTAAAGACCAAACACTAATTGATGTTGTAACAAAGGCTTTAGACGCTGGAAAGCACGAATACTTGGATATGCAAAACTATATTAATATATCGTACTATATAGGTCAACAATGGATAAGTTGGGATGAAAGTAATAAAAGAATATTTATCCCTGAGAAAAGAGAAGGAGAAGTAAGGTTTGTTTCCAACAAGATAAATCCAATAATTCGTAGGACTTTATCAAAACTTACTAAGAATAAACCTATTAGTGATGTTATGCCAGCATCCTCAGATGATGTTGATATTGAGGCAGCACATTTAGCAGATAAAGTCTCACAGTGGCTTGATTATAACTTGGATTTAGGTGATGTAGATAAACAACTAATCATGTGGGCCATAACAACAACTAATGCTTTTGCAAAGCCCTTTTGGAACCCTAACATAGGAATTTCAGTAGATAAAGCTGGAACAAAGCAAGGTGATATTGATATTGATGTTATCAGCGCTTTTGATTTTGTTGTAGATCCTACAGCTAAGAAGTGGGATGAGGTTAAATGGGTATGTCAAAAGCGAATGAGGTCAGTAACATACATTAAAGATAATTACGGTGTGGAAGTATCCGCAGAGTCTAATCTTACTGCTAGCAATATATTTGATATGCAACTTAAGGATTTAAACACTATAGGAGCTATTAAATATAATAAACAAGAAGATTCAGCCATTGTTAAAGAATATTGGGAGCTACCAACAAGTGAATATCCAAACGGGAGAAGAATCACCATAGCAAATGGGGTTCTTCTTTTTGAGTCTGAAGATATTGGTTTTGGTCCTGATGATAAAACTGAAAGGGAGCTTCCTTATTTTCCGTGTGGAGCTATTGATATACCTGGACGATTTTGGACTCAGTCAGTTATTGAATTACTTATACCTCTTCAGAGAGAAATAAATAGAACTAGGAGCAAGATAATTGAAAATATTAATCTTATGGCCCATCCGCCTTGGATTTCTCAGGAAGGAGCACTTTCAAATGAAATCGAAGGTGGAGCTGGTGAAGTAATTGAATATAAATTAGGGTTCGCTCCTCCCCATATGGAACAAATGCCTTCTATGTCAGCTGATGTATATAAAAGCTTAGAGATGATGGATGAAGATTTAGAATATCTTTCAGGTATGCATGAATTTGGGCTAGGAAGACTTCCAGCAGGGGTAAGAAGTGCCCAAGCTATAGCATTTCTTCAAGAAGAGGATGATACAATGCTAGGACCTATAGGTTCAAGTTTTGAAAGATGTAAGGAAAAATATACAAGCTATTGTCTTAAGATAGTCCAATTAAAATATGATATTCCTAGAACTGTTAATTTAGTTAATAAAACTAATCAGATTGAAGCCGTAACCTTTAAAGGAGCTGACTTAACCTCAACAAATGTAAGGGTGGTTGGGGGTAGTGCAATACCTCTTAGTAAAACGGCTAAGCAAGCGTATGTCATGGATTTAGTACAAAACAATGTTTTAAATCCTCAAACTGATAAAGAGTTGATCCTCAAAATGCTAGAAATGGGCTTTACTGATGATATGTACGACGAATATGCTTTTGACGTTAATCATGCTTTAGCGGAGCAAGATAAATGGCGCAAAGGAATACTTGCTATACCGGTTAGAGATTTCTTTAACCATGTTGTCCACATAGAAGAACATAACAAATTCAGAAAGTCTGATGAGTATGAAAAAATATCCCAATCAACTGGTGGTAAAGGAACTGAGGCTATTGATTTTCATATTAATTTGCACGAGGGTTATGCTATGGGTATGAGTTCAGATGACTTAAACAATTTAAGTGAAATGCCAGTAGCTCAACAAACTGCTATGCTTATAGACTTTAAATCACAAATTCAGCAACAACAACCGCCAAACATGGCACCTAAACCTAATATACCACCGCCAAACCCTAATCAAATGCAAGGAGGTAATTAACAAATGGCAAATGAAAAGTTAAAAGCAATGTTATTTATGATGTCTAAAGGTAAAAAACAAATGGCTACTGAAACAAAGGCAAGCAACAGTGGGGATGCAACAGACTTTGGAAATACTGATAAATCTAATGCAGGTGCTAGTAATGATACTGGTGGAAAAGATAAAAATTCTATAAAAGTTGAACCAGATGCCGACGAAAATGGCGGTAAATCAGATAAAGATGAAGATGATACTTCAAGGGCTTTCAAGAAAAAATCTACCTTTGGAACAAAAAAGGAAGTAAATAAGTAATTTATCAAGCACCGATTAGGGTGTTTTTTTTATTGTCTAAATCTCGCAGGAAAGCGCAAAAATCCAAAATATCGCAAGGAAACAGCGCAAAAATACCAGGAGGAAATTATGTTTATAAAATTTATGAAATTCTTAGCTTCAGATGATGGAGCTGGTACAGGCGCAAACGTACAGAACCCCGCCGAAACTGTAAAACCAGATGCCTTGGAAACTGATAACGCGAATCAGAAACCAGCGCAGACTGATGAACAAAATAAAGCTATGGCTCAACTTAGACGAGATGCCGAAAGTGCTCTTGCTAGATCTAGAAAAGCAGATGCCTTAATAGCTGAAACATATTCCGAACCTATGGTCATAAATGGCAAAACATTCGTGATTAAAACTGTAGAGGATTATGAAAATGCACTTGCTGAATCTAAAAAAGTTAAAAAACTTGAAGAAGATGCTAAAACTTTTGAAGCGAATCCTAAGCTCTTAGAAAGGTTGGACAAACTTGAGAATGACAACAAATCCTTAAAAGCTACTATTGATGCTAAAGATATTGCTGAATTCTCTTTTCAAATTGATAAGAGCCTTAAGGAAGTTATGGAAATAGCTAAAAAAGATGGTGCAAAAGTAACCGAAACTGAGCTTTTAACTTTGGCAACAGAGTTAGGGGTTATTGATCTAAAAAAGATTTATAAAAATAATTTCAAACCTGAATTAAGTGAAAAGGACATTGAAGAAAGAGCAGTACAAAAATATATAGAGGGCCTAAAAAATGGAAAAGGCTCGCCGGTAGAAGGAAAAGGTAGTAGCGCTACTATAGTAACCGAAGCAGTAAAGGGTACAAAGACAGACCCTTGGAAAGGTGCTAGAGAAGGTGCTTTATCTTTCCTAAAAGCTAGTAGAAACCAAAAATAAATTTTAGGAGTGATAAATTATGGCAGGAACAACTTTAACGACATTAGATGCGATTTTAAAGAATCAGTATCTAGGGCCTATCAGAGAACAATTTAATAACCTTACCGTATTGTACAGTAGACTTGAAAAGAATACTGATAGTGTGGTAGGAAAGAATTTCACAATACCTTTGCACTTTGGAAGAAATGAGGGTGTTGGAAGTAGACAAGAAAATGCTAACTTACCAGCAGCAGGAAACCAGCAATATAAAGTTGCTATAGTTCCAATGAAGTATGAATATGGTGTTATCAATCTTTCTGGTCCTACTATTCAAGCTTCAAAATCTAATGATGGAGCGTTTGTAAGAGCGGTTGACTCAGAAATGAAAGGCGTTATGAATGATCTTAAGAACTCCATAGGTAGGCAGATGTGGGGAGACTCTACTGGTACCCTAGCAGTTTGTGCTAGTGCCGCAGGTTCAGTAATAACCGTTGACTCTACTGCAAAGTTAAGAGTTGGACAACCAGTTGACATTTTGCTAGCCTCCACAGGATTAGCGAATGCAGTTGGTATCGTAAACACTGCAAT